CTGATAACATATCATTCTTTGAATGTCCAGTGGACTTTAGTTTTGAAAAATATAATTACACACCACAAATACCAGGTGTGTTTGACCCTAATGGTTTTATTTTAAAACCAATAATTGAAGATTGATTAACAAACACAAGTAAAATTGTGGCGTATTAATTTTTGGGGGGTCAACCAACCGTGTGGGTATTTATATCTTAAAATTAATTTTCACCGTAGAAATCTTTTTTTTCTACACAAGCTTCTCTAATCAATTTTTCAACAAAGGAGAACATTTTTAAACCATTTTCTTCGGTATATTTTTTTAATATTTCATGTGTTTTTGCGGTTATTTTTATATTTTTATCCCTTTTCATGTGGTTTTTTTATATAAGTATGATAAAAGTATGATAAAAATCATATTAAATTAAATATATCTTTTTAATCAAACTTACTTTTGAAAAACTATTGATATTTATAATAAACAAAACTATAAAAAGTAAATAATAACCTTAAAATAAATAAAAAATATGGCAACACAAGTATTCGTTAGTCCTGGAATTTATACATCTGAAAAAGATTTAACATTTGTTACAAGACAAGTTGGTGTAACAACATTAGGTCTAGTTGGTGAAACAACTATAGGACCAGCTTTTCAACCAATTTTTCTTAGTAATTATGGTGAATTTCAATCTTTTTTTGGTGGATTAAACGCTACCAAAGTAAAAGAAACTGGAGCACCAAAATATGAATTAGCTTATATCGCTAAATCATATTTATCACAATCTAATCAATTGTTTGTAACAAGAATACTAGGTTTTTCTGGTTATGACGCTGGATTAGCTTGGGGTATTGTTCTTGATGCAGCTTTGGACCCAGCAACTAGTGTTGCAACTGGTGATGGTGGAACATATTCTCCATTTATCAGTTTCTCAGCAACATCTGCTGGTACTGTTACAAGTCTTGTTTCCGCTGACTCATTTGTTCAATCTTTGATTAACGATGGAACATTGGTAACTAGTCTTGCTTACTTAGGTACAGCTACAACTGGTTCAACTATCAATATTGGCCCAGTTTATTCAAAAACAGGTGGTTCATTTAGTGGTGTTTCATTTAATATTTTTGTTAATAGCACAAATTTCGGAACTACTGGTTCAACCAGTGGTATTACAGGTACTACAACTGGTGTTACAATAACTTACAGTGCAACACCTTATAGTGATGTTGAAGATAAACTTGTCGCTTTGTTACGTTCTAGAGGAACAATTAACCAAACAACACAAACACCTTCATTCGAAATAAGTGCAACTACAAATGTTATGTTTGACCCAGCATTTTCTGGTGCGACTTCAGACCCATTAGGTGTGTTTTCACTAAGTGGTGTTTCAAACACGCAAGGAGCCTTTAACTATCAAGTTTCTATGGATAGAACCAAAAGAAATTACTTGCCTAAAGTTTTGGGTAGAAACGCACAAGATGGTAACACAGCATTATTTGTTGAGGAATTGTTTGGTAATATGTTCAAAATTTTGAACCTTGACGGGAAAATTAGAGGTGTAAAACAAACATTGGTTAATTATGCTGATAAATACAAAGATTATTTAAATGAATACCAACCAGCTGTTACTCCATATGTTGTATCAGAATTACGTGGTAATAAAGTATTGAGATTGTTCAGATTATGGACAATATCTGATGGTAACGCAGCGAATGAACAATTTAAAATTTCAATCGTAAATATTAAACCAGACACAAAAGAATTTGACGTTTATATTAGAAGTTATTTTGATACAGACGCTCAACCAAGTGTACTTGAAAGTTACTCTCGTTGTACGATGGACCCATCTTCAGCTAATTTTATTGGAAGAAGAATTGGAACTATTGATGGAGTTTACATATCTAAATCTTCTTACGTATTGGTAGATGTTGATGACACTTCTGATACTAGTGATGCTTTTCCATCAGGATTTGTTGGTTTTCCTATTCGTGATTACCAAACAAATACCAACCCAGCAGTTCAAACACCTAAATTAATATACAAACAAACTTATGGTGCTTTTGAAAATAAACGTAAATTTTATTTAGGTCTTTCTGAAAAACTTGGGATTGATTCTGATTTCTTTGATTATAAGGGGGTTCCTACTACAACATCATCAAATCAATGGACTGGTTTAACCAATGGTTTCCACATGGATATCGATGCAAGCGCAGTTACAATTGATAATGTTTATGTTACAATAAATAGTAGTGGTGGTACTTATAGCCCAACATTCTTATTTGATACTGGAAATTGGGAATTTAGAACTGATAATGGTTTAACAAATGGTCCATACGAAAAACTTTATGCTCGTAAATTTACTTTTGCGCCATACGGTGGTTTTGATGGTTGGGATGTTTATAATACAAAGAGAACTAACACTGATAGTTTTATTATCAACGGTACAAAAGGTATTGCTGGTGTGACTAGTGGTTCATTCTCACCTAGAACTCTTACAAACGGAGATTTGGGTATTAATTCAGATTATTACGCATACTTAGAAGCTATTTGGACGTTTAGAAACCCAGAGGCGGTGAATGTGAATGTGTTTGCAACACCTGGAATTGATTTGTTCGATAACGGAGACTTGGTTGAAGCAACTATAGAAATGGTTGAGACAGAAAGAGCTGACTCATTGTATATTGTTACAACACCAGATACAGAAAATGGTCAAATTTTAAGACTAGAAGAAGTTGTTGAAAGATTAGGTGACCAATTTGATAGTAATTACACTTGTACTTATTGGCCTTGGGTTCAAATAAATGACTCTGAAAATAACGTATTGATTTTCGTTCCACCAACAAGGGATGTTGTACGTAACATTGCGTTGACTGATAATATTGCATTCCCTTGGTTTGCCGTTGCTGGTATTCAACGTGGTGATGTTGATGCGATTCAAGCTCGTAAGAAACTTACTCTTTCAGATAGAGACCTTCTTTATGATAATAGAATTAACCCAATCGCTACTTTCACTTCTGACGGTATTAAAGTTTGGGGTAATAAAACTCTTCAAGTTAAAGAAACAGCTCTTAACAGAATCAACGTTAGAAGACTTCTTTTACAAGCTAGAAAACTTATTTCAGCTGTATCTATTAGATTATTATTTGAACAAAATGATACTGTTGTTAGAAATCAATTCTTATCTCTTGTTAATCCAATTTTGAATAACATTAGAACTGAAAGAGGTTTGACAGACTTTAGAGTTGTTCTTTCGAATGACCCAGAGGATTTCGATAGAAATCAATTAACTGGTCAAATATTCTTGAAACCAACAAGAAGTCTTGAATACATACAAATCGAATTTGTTGTTATGAATACAGGTGCTTCGTTTAATAACATTTAATTTAAACTAAAACATAAGAACCCCTTTTAGGGGTTTTTTTGTTTTTATTAATATTTATAAGATATGACAAAAATAAAGATAACTTCAGAACAATACAACAAAATTTTGTTGCATGAACAACATGTTAGAACTAATTCTTTGAAAACTTTAAATGAAGGTATCAAAGAAGTTGTTTTAGGGGTCTCTATGCTTATGGGTATCAACTTAACTGGTTTGAATAAAGAACAAGCTGAGAAAGCTTTAAAAGATAAAAATGTGATGCTTGAAATTTCCTCTACATTCGAAAATGAATCAAAAATTGATGAATTAATAAAGAATTTAGAGGAAAAAGGAATGGTAAACGCTAAAGAAAAACTCTCTAGTAAAGCCAATCAAGTAATAACTAAATTCAATAAAATATCTGAAGAAAATAATTTTGGGATAAATTTAGGTTTATTTATTATGAGTAAACTAAAAAATAAATAATTGTTTTTTATTCATTTTTTTTTTAATTTATGATATTTATATTAAAATAACAAATCTTTGTGTTAACACAAAGGTATTAATTAACAAAAACAAGAAAATATGGCTGATTTATTAATGAAAATGCCCTTACCCTACGAACCTAAGAAAAAGAATCGTTGGTTAATTACATTCCCAGCTGATTTGGGGATTCAACAATGGTGGTTATCTTCTGCTTCAAGACCTTCAATTACACAAAACGAAGTTGAAATACCATTCTTAAATACATCTACATGGGTTATTGGTCGTTTCACTTGGGAATCTATTGAAGTGACTTTTCGTGACCCGATTGGCCCATCTGCTACACAAGCAATAATGGAGTGGGTTCGTCTTCACTCAGAATCAGTTACTGGTCGTCAAGGTTATGCTGCTGGATATAAACGTCCTGTAGAATTAGAAATGCTTGACCCAACTGGTGTTGTTGTTGAAAAATGGTTGTTGGATGGAACAATGTTAACTACTGTTGGATTCGGAGATTTATCGATGGATGATGATGGTATTGCTGAAATTAATGCAACTTTACGTTTTGATAGAGCGATTTTGCTTTTTTAGGAACTACTTGGTTATCAAGCACTTACGCATTATTTTCAATATTGCTTTGTCAAAAACTTGACTTGTAAAATTCTTTTAGTATATTTGTATAAATAACAGATATATTAGAAGAATTTTTATTTTATGGAAATATGTAAAGAATGTAATAGAGAATTTGAGTCACCAGAAGATATTATTATTAAACTTAAACAAGAATTAGCTTTTTAATATAGTCAATAAATTTTTATCTCAGTCGTTACCTTTTAATAATGAATAACGATAAACTATTTTACCATTATTAACATTAGCTGAATATATAACAATTTTTTTGTTATTAGATAAATGTGTTCTCAAATCATCAAAACCGTCTTTAGTTTCTTCAACAGAAAATACCTCACCATTTAATTTACCTATAGCAAACATAGTTACATAGCAATGTTCATGGTTTAATAATAACTCAACATCATCAGTAATTAATTTAATTTCATCACCATTTTTATTTTCAAAATTTAACGTTTTGATTAGGACAGTAAATTTATATTCTGGTTTTGCTATACCACCATTTAGATTATCATATAGGGTATATTCTAACACCTTATTTTTAAGTGAATCATCCATATACACCTTTAATTCTTTATAGTATTTAATAAATTCCGTTAAATAAGTAATTTGGTTACTAACCATATGGTCACCACCAACATCTAAATTAACCCCTTCTTCATCATACCATTTTTTGAAGGTATGATACACGCTGGAATAATTAGTTTCATTAAATTCGGTGTATAGTTTCATGATAAGATGTATGTATAACACTTCAAAATGACATTTACCCCATACAAGGTTTTCTTCACCAATATTAATTAAATAATTAGTAAAATCTTCATATAGTTGACTTAATTTTATCTTATCTTCAACTTGAACACCTTCAAGTAAACCCTTTTGTTCGTATTTTTCAACTAATTCTTGTTGTCTCTTATCTTCCATTATGATTCCCATATTCATCGTTTGTTTTAATTGGTGTATTTTTATACACCCTAATTACTTTATTATCTTTCACTTCTATAATTTGATTTATTTCATGTTCTTTTGAAAAGAGGTTAGGTTGCATATATACCCCATCTAACCAAGACCCTATTAACTCGAATGTTATTGGGTTGAAGAACCTTCCGATTTCTAATGTTTTCCAAGCTTCCGCAGAACTTAATTCAATAATTGGTGATAGTATAATATTTGCCTCAATTATTTCTATTTCATCCATATAACAAAGATACTATTTTATTTTAATATAGTCAATAAATTTTCACCTCAGTCTTTACAAAAAAATCAAAGACTATATATTTATTTTTAAAAAGAGATGGAAAATAAAAAAAATATTAATGAGTCAGCAAAAAAAATGTATGAGAATACAAAAATAGAGGTTGAAAAAAGAGGTAAAAATTTTAGTGAATATAAAACTTTATACGATATACCAAAAACAATGTTGAATTCTAAAAGAGAGGATGGAGAAAGAGGTAGAAATTTTAGTGAAAATAAAACTTTATACGATATACCAAAAACAATGTTGAGTTCTGAATTAACGGAATTCAATAAAGATAACAGATGGTTGTTAAAATTCCCCAAAAAATATGGTATTGAACCTTATTATATTGAATCGGTTACTAAACCTAGTTTCCCTTATGTTTTTGGTGATTCAATTAGCATTTGTTTACGTGAAACTATAAAACCAAATTTAAAGAAAATTTTATTAAAACTTTATAAAAAGAGTTTGACAAAACCTTTCAAATTAAAATTAGAAATATTAACACCAGATGGTGAGGTTAGTTCTATGTTTAAGATTAATCAATGTGGGATAACCAACATTGGATTTTCAAATTTATCTTATCTATCAAATAATGTTTCTAAAATATATTTAACTATTAATTACAAGAGTGTAAAATTAAAATAAATGAGTGAAATTAAACCAAATGTTTTCCCTACCGTGGAACAAAAAAAACAAGCTGAATTAAATGCTAAATTGGCGGCTTATGAAGCTGAAAAAGCGATTGTTACAGAAGAAATTTATACCACTTCCGCACCAAATACCCCACACCAACACTTAACAGCTGTCGAGCAGATGAGGTTGAGAACCGAGAATCAAATGAAGCAAATAGTAGAAAATGGTTTTGCTGTTGATGAGTCTAAAGCTGAAATTACAAGACCCCCTGTTTTAAGTAAACAAGAACAAGAGATTCTTGAAATAAGAGAAAAAGCTAAAGAACAAATAAAAATTCGTGATGAACGTTTATCGATGAACGCATCTCAAACTCAAAATTATCAATCACAGTTTGAAAAAGCTAACGAAAGAAGAGATAAGGTTGAAGAAATTATACAACCAGTTACAAAAACAAGACCACCGATTATGCAACCAATTGATTATGGGAAAGTCCCTTCTAGTTTAGAATTCTATATGATGGAATTGAGTCAACCAAATTATAATTCACCTTTTGATGTTATTCCTTTACCTTCAGAAGGTAAGCTTTATAGAAACAAAAAAAGCAATGTGAAAATTTCTTATATGACAACGGCTGATGAGAATATCCTTACTAGTCCTAATCTTTTAGAGAGTGGCCAATTTTTACAGATTCTAATAAATAGAAAACTACTTGAACCAGATTTAAGATTTAATGATTTACACATGGGTGATAGAAACGCTTTGATGCTTTGGTTAAGAGCTACTGGTTTTGGTGAAATGTATCCAGTAATATTGTTTGACGAGAATGATGTTCCTTTTGAACATGAAATAAATCTAAACGATTTGAAATATAAAAAATTAGGTGCTGAACCAGATGGTGAAGGATTGTTTGATTATCAATTTCCTTTATCTAAAGCTTATGCAAAATTTAGATTTTTAACTTGCGGTGATATCGATGATATTGACAAAATAATTAGTGCTGAAAAAGAATCTGGTATTCCAGTTGATAATTCTAAGATTTACAAATTTGAACGAAATATAGTTGAGGTAAATGGGGTTAGAGATAGAGGTATTATTAGAGAATTCGTTAATAACTTAAGGTTAAATGATGGTAAAGAATTTGAAAAATATATTGATAAAATTGAAAGTGGTGTAGATTTGAATATCACGGTTGGAACCCCTGGAGGTGGTTCCGTAGACACATTTCTTCCCCTTAACCTCAGCTTTTTTTGGCCTAACTTCAAACTATAAAATACCTTTACTAGAAGAAATTTATATTTGTACTCAACACCTTAAAGGTTTCACTTATTCAGACATACTAGCTATGCCAACTTATGAAAGAAGATTTTTCCTAGGTCAAAAAGTAAGAGAAATGGCGAAACAAGAAGAAGCTAGAGAACAGTATAAAGAAACAGAAAAACCCAAGGGTTCAAAAGGTTCTAGAACTAGTAAAGTTTCAGGTGAAGCACTTAAAACACAAATCAAGGGTGGTAATTTGCCTCTCAATTAATAACAAATCCCTGCAATTTGCGGGGATTTTTGTTTTGTATGATATTTATTAATAAATGAAAAATGAAAGTTAAACTGACAGAAAAACAGTATAGTTTATTGCTGGAATATATAGAAGAAAGTAGAAAAGCTCCAACACCACAAAAATTATCTTTATTTTTTAATGATAATCCCAATGCTCAATTTTTTTCTGTTATACAAAGAGATAAAAATGGTTATGATAGTGACTATGATTTTAAACTAACCGAAGTAAATGGTTATAAGGTTATCGTTGATATAAATAAAGGAACCAAAACCAAAGGGTGTTCTGTTGACGCTTCTTTTGACACCATGATTTATGGGACTCAATTAATTATAAATTTTGGAAAATGTGGTAAATTGACGATAAATAATGTTGTTGGTTTGAAGATTTTTAACGATGTAAATTCTCTTAAAAATGGAACACCAGATGATACATTTGAATTGGACCATAATATGGACAAAACAAAATCAGATTTAGTATTAGAATATTATGAACAACTTAAAAGTGTTGAAATTGGTGATGATATTAATTTTGATTCAAAATTCAAATACGATGGGAATGTTGTACAAAGACATGGTGATGTCGTTAGAGTCGAGCTATCTCAACAAGGTAGAGAAAATACAATTTTAATTTTAACTATTGATTTAGGAGAAAACCCTTTTTATGAAGAAGAAGGAAATTTAATGTTTAAAGCAAAGTCTAGCAAAGGTAATGAAGAACAAAAAGATTTCATTTTACCAATTAAAAATTTCTATGTAGATAAAAATGGTCAAGAAGAACCAGAAATTAAGAAAGAAAAAAAGAAAAAAACACCACCTAACGAAGTAGATAAAGATGAAGAGCTTAGAAAAGAAGGTAAAAGGGCCATGGAGATGATTCTAAACGACCCAAATCTTAAAAAGGCATTCTATACTCAACCTAGTCTCTGGAACTTGTTTATATCTGAATTAAGAGGTGAACAAGCGGTAGGTAAGGGTATTGTACCAACACTTAGGATAATCAATAGTTATGAACGAAAAAGTATTAGTGAAAATTTAGGTGGTGAATTTATTGAAGGTAAAAAAATATCTTTTATACCAGCTGACGATGTTGATGTAACTTTCAATATTGGTGATAAAGAAGATTTCTTCCCTTTTAAAACAACAGATAAAGAATATAACCCTAGAGTTTTAGATAGAAAATTAGGTGAAAATTTTAAATTATTTGGTAGATTTGAATTGGATAACATAACAAAAAAATATAACTTAGGTTATGAACTTGAAATTATTAAAAACGTAGAAAACACACCAGATACTTTCGAATGTAAGGTTACTATTATTACATCATTAAAATCTGTTTCAGAAAGAATCCCTTTTAATGGTAATTTGATAATAAAAATAATTAGAAAAGATATCGATTCATATGGATATCAACCAAAACAAAAAACCAATCAATAATTATGGCTGGATTAACTAAAAAAGAACTCGAAGCTCAGATTGCAGTGTTGAAAAAACAAGCTGAAGAACAAGAAAAATTGAGTAGTAGCCTAGATGCTTACCTTGAAGGTTTAAGAAAGGTTAAATTATTAAGTGAAACTGTTGCTAGAAACAAAAAGATAGAAGGTGAAATTCAACAAAAAATGAATGAAGCTTATCTTGCTGGTAATATACAAGGTGCTAAAGATGAATTTGATAAATTAAACCTTTTAAAAGAACAAACAAAAGAACTTGAAGAACAAGGGAAAAAACTTGTTAATAATTTAAAAGAAGTTAATAAGTTAAATCTTGTTATGGCCAAAAGTGGGGCCTCTTTGGTTAAGGGAATTGCTGGTTTACCAGGAATTATAGAAAAAGGCTATCAAAAAATCAAAGGATTCGGATTTTTTGATATGGATAAAGCTGTTAAACAATCGGCTTTACAAATGGGATTGGTTAGTCAAAGCGCAAAAAAATTCTCTGACGATATTAGAATAGCAGCTAAAGATAGTAATCTGATTGGTGTTAGTATGCAAGATTTGGCTAAGATGCAAAGCGATTATGCTGACGAATTGGGTCGAAATGTAATGCTTAATGAAAGCGGTTTAAAAGCCATATCAGAAATTGCAGCCGCAACAAGTTTAGGTGTTGAAGGTTCAGCTAAAATGGCTGCTGATATGGAAAAACAAGGGTTTTCTGCTGAAAGAACAAACGAATATGTTGAACGAACTTTAAATAACTCAACAAAAATGGGGTTAAATGGTTCCAAGGTTATTAAAAATGTTCAACAAAATATCAAGTTATTAAATAAATACAATTTTAAAGATGGTATAAAAGGTTTAACTAAAATGGCTGAAATATCAGCAAAATTAGGTATTGATATGAATGCAGTATCAGGTATGGCCGATAAACTATTTGATATTGAAGGTGCTGTAGAAATGTCTTCTCAACTTCAAGTATTGGGTGGGGCTTGGTCTAAATTAGCTGACCCGTTTCATTTGATGTATATGGCTAGAAACGATATGGCTGGTTTAACTGAAGAAATTGGTAAAGCCGCTGAATCGTCAGTAACTTTTAATAAGGAAAATCACGATTTTGAGATTTCATCAATGGAAATGCATAGACTTAGAAAGATAGCTGAACAAACTGGAATAGCTTATGATGATTTAGCTACTGCTGGTAAGAATGCAGCCAAATTTACCAAAATAAAAAGTCAAGTTGGTTTTAGACTTAATAAAGATGCAAAGGAATTTTTAACCAACACTGCTAAATTAGATGAAAATGGTAGAGCTTCAATTGAAGTTATGGTCGATGGAAAAAGAACAAAAAAATTCGTCAATGAATTAAAAGCTTTTGAAGTTGAAAAGTTGATGGGTGAAGATAAAAAACTTAGAGAAAGAGCAAAAGAGTCTCAAACGTTTGATGATGCTTTGACGAACTTTATAGCATCATTCAAAATTAGTTTTTTACCAATAATTGATGGTATGAATGAAAAGTTGGTTCCTAAATTGGAAAACCTAGCTAAATGGTTAACGAATAGTGGTTGGATAGACCGAATTGAAGTATTTGCTAGAAAAGTAGGAGAACTTATTGGAACTATTGGTGGTTTTATTATTGATAATCCAATTGAATCCGCTATAATTCTCGCCACAGCAAAACTTTTAGGCTCTACAGCTGGTTGGATTTTAAATGGTCTTTCGTTAGCTAAAGGTTTTATGGTTGGGACTAAATTTTTTGGTGGTGGTGGTGTTGGTCGTGGTGGTGGTGGTGCAGTGGCAGCTGGTGGTGCTGCCAGAGCCCCCATCCTCAAAAAAGACGGAACTCCAGATAAAAGATTTAGTTCCAATCGGCAAAGTGTTGGTGCTAGCCCAGCCCCAGTAACAAGAACTCAGAGGATGTTAGGGCAAGGTGGAAAAGTTGGTGCTGGTTCTATGGGTTCTTTGGCTTTAGGTGCTGGTTTAGGTGTTGCTGGTCTTGGAATGGATTATGGTAGAAGTCAAATGGATGACCCTGATAGTGGTTGGGGTAAAACTTTAGGTATTGGTGCATCGGCTGCTAAATATGCTGGTATGGGAGCATTGCTAGGCCCATGGGGTGCTTTGGCTGGTGGTGTTTTAGGTCTTGGTATTGGTGCTTATGATGAAATTTTTAGTGATGAAGCTAAAGCTAGAGATTCTGAAAGAAACAAAAAGAATTCAATAGCATCAATGGGTGATGGAATTGTATTTAATGCAAAAGATAAGTTTATGAAAATGAATGATGGTTCGATGATTGCTGGTACTAATGTAAATGGTAATAAAGATTTAGCTAAAGAATTATCAGGACAATCAAGTAAGGTACTTAAAATTGAATTCGGAGAAATACATTTTAAATTTGATGAGTTGAAGGTTACATCTCCTGGTTCTCCAGGATTAGCAGTAAACATCATGAAAGACCCAACACTTATAAGAGATTTAACAAGAATGATTCATATCGAAACTGAAAAAGCATTCAAAGGTGGTAAGATAGGTGGATAAATCTAGTTGAATATGAGATACTTACAAATATTATCAATAATATAGTTAATAATACTTGACTATATCATTAAAAAACCGTATATTTGCATAATATATATTAATAAACTATATAACATTATCTAATAATAAACTATATAATAAACTATATAATAAACTATATAATAAACTATATAATAAACTATATAATAAACTATATAATAAACTATATAATAAATTTATATATAATACTTTATCTAAAGAGGCACATGTTGTGTCTCTTTTTTTTTTGTTTAGATAAGTCAAATCATTTATTTTAGTAAATTTTATATTACAATGGTATTTATATAAAAATAAGTACTATGCCAATATTTTATAATACTGCATTACCAACACCAACAACCAAGAATACATTAAATAGTGTTACTGTTGAATATGGAATTAGAGATTTTTTATTAAATTCTAATTTAGGTGTCGGTACAGGTGGTTTTTATCCACAGTTTTCAATGTCAACCAACGGTAGTCCTTTGATTGGTCAACCAGTTTTAGATACAAGTATCAATGGAAATACCAACGTAATACCAATTGGTTTACCTTTAGAAATATTTGGTTTATCAAGATATGAAATAGCTATTATACCAAATCAATATCAAAATAATATAGGTACAGCACCACAATTAATTAATATTGAAGATATTTCCACTATTCAAGGTGTTTTTGGTTCAGTTGATTTTCCACAAGGTATTCAAACATACCCAACATACCCAACACTTCAAGTAAGTCAATTTGGTTTATTAGGTAAATCTGAATTTGCTGAATTTAGAAAAATAGCAACACTTAGAAATCTTTATTTTGATGAAACTAAACAAGTAGACGTTGGTGATTGGATTTCCCTTCAACCTTCTGGTTTTAATCAACAATTAACAGGTTATTTAGATGAATTTGGTAATCTAAATCAAGGTGGTGGGAGTTCAATGGAAAACGCAAACACATTAGGAAGTATTTTAAACGGACAAGGAATTGGTTTAGCTAATAGCGGAATAATCCCTAACTTCGATTTAAGAGCTTCATTACTCGGTAGAGTACTTGGAGCCACTGGAGCTATCAATGACACCAAATTAGGTCAGATAGGAGGGCAACAGCTTGCTTTTTCTTTGGCAAACAATGCTTCATTCAATATACAACAAGATATCTTAGGTGGGTTGAATATTCAAGATAACCTTTTATCTTTAATTAAAGATGGTCAATTATCAGGTTTTAGACCAAATTATAAGATTACTGTACCAAAGACTGTGGGAGGTAAAATTTTTGATTTTGCTGCCAGTATTCTGGGGTTTACTTTACCCAAAAGTAATTTAGATGTCGCTGGCTCAATTTTTTCATCAGAAAATAAAAGCGGAAATATACAAAGAGCTAACAGTATGCTTGAAAACACTGGTAAAGGTCAAGTTGAATCATTGCTTGCAAATACAAGAGCAAACATGACAGGTTCGAATGAATATGATAATCCAGATAAGACAGCCTTTAGAAGTGGTTACGCCCCAGGATATAAGGACTCAAACGATGAAATACCTACCACTCCAAAATTGTATGCATTCACAGACGATGTAACCAAAGGAACAGTTTTAAATTTTTTAAATGCAACTGACGGTGTTATACCAGAAATAAGCTACAATCGTTCTGAAATGATTAAGCAATATGGTTTCTTAAGTCCAGAAGATACAGGCACTGGCCCTATAGGAAATGCTGGTTATGATAATAGAAAGATTAGCAATGTAGGTTTTACTTGGACATCAACAGACGGTGAAGCTTTAAATAGTAAAATAAAAACTAATTCAATAGATTTAAATAGTAGCACAAGTGCAACAACACAAAATATTCCAGACGCTTTTCCTGATGAATTACCAATTGGTGATGACCCTAGTGTTCATCAAAAGAAATCTTTATTAGCTAAAACACAAAAATTATTTAATAGTAAAGGTATGTTAAATATTGTATCAGCCATGGGTAATATGAATAAAAAATCTTCTCAAATTGAAACAGCTAACGGTGGTGGTTTTTCAAAAGGTAGTGCTGTTATTCAAAAAGATAGGTTTTCTGTTAAGGGTATTTTTGATGGTCAAGTTAAAGATGCGGCTAACACATACTGTAGAAGTTGGACAACGTTAAATAGATATGATACCGTAAATAAAATGGTTAAAAGCAGGGGTTTATTTGAATCTACTTACCCTTACAGGCATCAACTTAGTAATTCAGTATTAGATGATAATGGTTTTGTTAAGGTAGCACCATATAAATCCGATACTTTTTCAGATAATGATGTTAAAAAATTTATGTTATCAATTGAAAATCTAGCTTGGGTTGGTGAATCATTTAATAATTTAATTGAATGTGAAAAAGGTCCAGGAGATTTATTAACTGGAAAAAAAGGTAGAATCATGTGGTTCCCACCTTACAATATTCAATTTAATGAAACTTCATCAGTAAATTGGGAAAAATCTGATTTTATCGGTAGAGGTGAATCCGTTTATACATACAACAACACAGAAAGAACTGGTACTTTATCATTTCAAATAATTGTTGACCACCCTAGCTATGTAAATAAATTTGCTGGTATCGATGGTCCAGACGATAATTACGTTGCTAGTTTCTTTGCTGGTTGTGTTGAACCCAACGCTTATTTTAGAGATAGACTTACACCTTCGGAACAACAATCTATAACAATTGAAAATGTTGTTAAATCACAAGAAGAGGTAGCTGTAATAGAAACACCACCACCAAGTTATACTGTATATTTTCCAAATGATGTAACAGGTTTTACTTGGACATCATATGAAAACGCAATAACTGGTTCTTCAAGTTCAGATGTTATCGATTATTCGGTTAATCCAAATGGATATAACTTTGGTATTGGTACTTACCAAGGGGATGTAACTCCTGGAACGAATAGTGCTGTAACTGGTTATACCGATAATTACAATCACGGTTTGAATTACAATCCTTCAGAAGAGAACCAATCGTTTGAAGTTATGGACACCAAAATGTATGGAGCTTTTGACCCTCAACTTATATCTAAATTAAACGAACATATTACATCACATTGTAAATCTTGTGTTATAGAAGTTTCAGGATATGCTAGTAAACAAGGTAGTGCTAGTTACAATAAAAAACTTTCTGATGGTCGTGCTAACTCAGTTATTGAAACATTAAAATCACAAATTTTCCTTGGTATGGGATTAACTGAAGACCAAAAAAATGAAAGATTTACAGTTGGAGAATCTAAAACTGTTGATAATTCAACTGGAGAATCTCCAACTGTTGATAATTCAACATGTGTTAAGAAAGTTGGTTCTCCAACCGATACTCTTGCTTGTAAAAAAGATAGAAAAGCTGTTATTAAATTTAGTGTATCTGATAAATTTTTACCGAAAGATACCGAACCAAAACCAAAGCCAGTTGAACAAACAGCACCTAGAAATATAAACAATAATATCAAGAAAAGATTTTATAATGAATGTTCTTATTTTGAAAAACTTGCAAAAGAGGATAATTTCGTATTTGATTCTTTTAGAGAAAAGATAAGATATTTTCACCCAGCTTTCCATTCAACAACACCAGAAGGGTTGAATTCAAGACTTACGTTCTTACAACAATGTACTCGTCAGGGGCCAACATTGACAGAACAAGGTGCTAATAACTTAGCGTTTGGTAGACCACCTATTTGTATTTTAAGAATAGGGGATTTTTACAACACAAAAATAGTTATCGATAATTTAGCTATTGATTATGAGCCATTGGTTTGGGACCTTAATCCTGAGGGAATTGGTGTTCAACCGATGATTGCGAATGTAAGTATAAGTTTTAAATTTATTGGTGGTTCTAGTTTAACAGGCCCAATTAATAAGTTACAAAACGCATTGTCATTTAATTATTACGCCAACTCACAAGTTTATGACCCAAGAGCTGATTATATTTCAAAAGGCAAACCATTTGTTAAAATAAAAAATGAAAAAGGTGAAATTGGTCAATTAGAAATACTCGGTGACCCAGGAGATTATTACATCCACAACGAAATCAATGACATATATTTCGGTAGTGCAAATGAATTCAATGAAAGGAATGTTTATGATGTAGGGGCTGTTCAACCAACCTTTATCCAAACAGCTGCATCAACCAATAGTTCAGAACAACAAGAAACGCCAGTTTCTTCACCAATAACAGCAGAAGAATCTACTGACATAGAAAGATTAGTTGTTACTGAAGCTCAAGTAAGTAAATCTAACAATACATTGGAATTTAATTTGGGTAGAAGACAAGGTGATAATACATCTCTTTCAAAAGATTATGAATGTACAGTTTTGTTACAATCCCCTACATCACAAAAAGTTGCTGAATGTAGTCTTGTTTTACAAGTAAAAGCTAGTGATTTATTTACATCTTTTTCGGGTGCAGTAGATTTATTTCCGTCACTAGTCGGTTCAATACCTCAAGAATACAGTAATTTAGTGTTAAAAATAAAGGGTACTAACAAAGAAATAAAGGCAACAGTAATATTTAAAGACTAATGGCACAATACGCAGATAGATATAGCAAGTTCAGAACCAATGGTAGTATGAAACCAGTGTTCGGTATTTCAATTACACCACAATCTAGTGATAAAACATTCCTTTACAGAAAGGGAATCTCAAGGCTTGACAAAACAAGTAATGATTACTATAATAACCCTTATAGTGGTTGGTTAATTTTATTAGCCAATCCTCAATTTGGTGGATTAGAGTTTAATATACCAGATATGACATTATTACGAATACCCTTTCCTTATGATAGTGGGTTGGGTAGGTATATAACAGAACTTGAAAATCATAGAAATTTATATGGAATATAAAAAGATAGGATGTAGTGCTGGGAAAACAATTTTAGTTGACCCGAATAAATTTGATGGTATGAATTCTTTAAACAATATTTCAGTTCCATTGGAAGATTTATCAATCTATGTTCAATTAAAAACAACAAAAAGAGCAAGAACTCTTCTTCAATCAAATGGAGAAGAGGATATTAGTTATAGTAGTAAAGGAATTAAAGTTGATTTTATCGAAGGTGAAGAAGTTAGCGGTAAAAAAGTTTTAACAACAAGATATACTGATTTAACAACATCATTTGAAGATGGTCAAACAAATTATGACACACAATCTTTGGGAATAACATCAATCGATATTGATTTTAATTCTTCAAACGCACCTTTGATTGTAATAAACTTTGTCGATTTAAGAGGTAGTTCTATTTTTCAAAATGATTCCATGTTAGAAAGCAGTAGTAAGTATTCAACTTTATTTCAGTTACCGTACCCTATTTTTACATTAACGATTAAAGGTTATTATGGTTTACCAGTAGAATATGAATTACACATGACAAATTTCAGTTCTAAATTTAATTCAAAAACTGGAAATTTTGAAATAACAGCTAATTTTGTTGGTTATACATATGCTATGCTTTCTGATATGCTTATTGGATACCTTAGAGCGATTTCACATACAAAAATAGGTGCCGAGAAATATAGAGAATTAAAACTTGCTAACCCGTATATCCTTACATTGGATGAGTTGATAACTGCCGTTTCCCAACTTGATAAAAACTTAAAAAAATTAAGTAGCGATGACCAAGTAGTTATCAACTATAGTATATATAAAGAAAAATTAAATCAATTAGGTGATTTTGATATAAACTTAAATATACTACCTATTAACATGGGTATTTTCCAAAATGATACCGTCACAGAATATTTAAACATAACAAGCGTAACTGAAGAAAAGTACAACAGTGCCGTTGAAGCTTATAATCAAGCTTCTTTGACTTCAAAAACATTATTTAACACAGGTAATGATTTAACTTTTTTAGAGGGTGAAATTGATTCAAGAAATTTTAGAGTTTACAAAGATTTAACATTAGATTTATTAAACGATGACAATAGAAGAGATGAATTAATAACCAAACTAATTGACGTACCAGAAGATAAAATAACTGAAACTAGAGACGACCTATTGAGTTTTATTACTGAAGATAAGAATGGAATTAATGGTTCTATAACTATTTTAGATTTAAAACCAATTTTATCTCAAATAAAAACAAAAAGAAATCAACTAGAAGAAACAATTACTAGTTATGATAAAATCGTTGGTGAAAAAATAAAAAACACGATTAAAGAAACCTTGGTTTCTGAAGAAGGAGACGTTGGTTTAGACCCAACAATAAGAAACGTTATTGAAATGTTTACCGTTTCTGTTGAGGTCCTAATGAACGTTCTTTATCAAGTTTCTAGCTCTGCATTATCTAATGGTAAAAGAACTGAACAATTAAAAAAATATGCGCCAACGATAAATAATCCAGACGGGAATAGATATGACTATAAGGTTGATAAGATTACAAAAAACGAAAATTTAGATGTAACTTACTACCCTTGGCCAGAATATAGGAAATTAGATGAAAAAAGAGGGTTAATTGAAACCTATTTAGGAGACCCAAATGAATTAGAAAACCCTAAAGATGTTAATGAATTAGCTTTTATTGACGATTTACTTAAATCATTTTATGTTTCTTCACAAGTAGAAGAAAACGCTCTTATTTTGGAAACAAAAGCTGATAATATTTGGGCTCCAGTTAATCCTTTGGATACCCCATTATATTCTATAAGCCAATACCCTTATTCTAGGGTTAGGAAAAACTTACCTGATGATGTCATTAGATTTTTTATCGACAGAGCATCAATATATTTTGGTGTTACAAATAAAACTTTAACAGAAAATGAAATCAATGCTTTTGCAACAGCAGAAGCTGAAAACATAGTATTAGATATTGATAACACAATTAGACTTGCTTTATCACAATATCCTTTAACTGCCATTACTAGTATGAACGCAACCGCCAACGGTGTTGATGTTCCTATGATAAAGGAGTTAGTTGTTGGTGGTGAGACTTTTTATTATTACAATTATCTTTTTGGTGATTCAACAACTGTTAGTATTCCAGACGCTCAACAAATAAAATTATTACCTTTGAATAATTTAGATGGAAATTCTTTTGAATTCAACGTACAAAGTTCAGACACGAAAGAATTCTCAAACCAAGGAAATATCTTCATAACGAACTTTACTTCATCATCACCAAATGATAGTAATGGTGATAAAATACTTAAATTAGATGATGGTGGTATCTATTTAAAAATATTTAATAAAACAGAGTTTGAAGATTCTATTAAAACTTTACCTTCTACTCTTGCGGCAACCAATGTTTCTATTGATTTAACTGATTTGGAAAAATCACAAACGCAGTTTGATAAATTTGTAGCTTCAAATGGTTTAAATCAATTCGGTTCAAGCTACGGAGTTCAAGAGTTCTTAACCGTAAAAATTGATGATAAATTAAGTGAAGCACCTTTTAGAACAATATTTTTTGGTGATAACGGTGGATATAGAGGTACAACAACAATTTGTAAAACTAGAGATTTAACAACACCATCACCGTATGATATAGAATCAGACAAAACTTATTTCTTATTTTTTAAGGATGTTACAACTATGAGTGAATTTACAAGCACTGGTGACAACCCTATTCATAAGGATACTGGACAAAATAAACTCTATTTTAACAAAAACAACAAAAAAGAAGCAGGTGTAACTTTTCCATACGTATCTTTTGGTGTAAGTTATAGAAATGTATTTGGAGTATTTGATTCTTCA